AGAGAAGAAGCGGTACACCTTCGCTGATGTCCTGGCTTGGGATGAAAATGACCGGATTGAGATTATCAACGGGGAAGCGTTCATGATGGCCCCGCCGTCCAGCCGTCACCAAAGGATTGTCATGGGGCTGTCAGGCCAACTCTATGCCTACCTCAGGGGAAAATCCTGCGAGATATTCCCGGCCCCATTTGCTGTCAGACTGTTTGAACAGGACGGGGACTCTCCCGAAGATGTAGGCACAATGGTCGAGCCGGATATATCCGTGATACGCGACAAAAGCAAGGTGGATGAACACGGCTGCAAGGGTGCGCCTGATCTGGTCATTGAAGTTCTGTCGCCGTCCACAGCTCGCCACGACCGCTTCACCAAGTTTAACCTCTACCAACAGGCCGGGGTTCGGGAATACTGGATCGTGGACCCCGACATTCAGGCGGTCCAAGTCCACACGCTGGAAGATGGACGGTATCACGCAGCGCAGTTGTTCAACTCCACCGTGAAGGTTGGTGTTCTGGAGGATTGCGTTATAGACCTCAAAGAAGTGTTTCCAGAGTAAACAGCAGGGCTGGGGATGTCTACCCCGGCCCTGCTTTTGCGTTCAACAAGAATTCAACTCTGTTGCCTCTTACCACCCCCATTTCATCTCCAGGGGAGCGGGCCCGCTCTCCGAAACTTCTTCCTGCGGCGCCGGAGCCTCCTCCTTCGGAGCTTTGGCTGAGTAGATATCCCCCAGCTTCTCCAAGCTGGTCCGCTTGTGGTCATCCAGGGCGTGACCATACTTGTCCAACGTAATGGACGGGTTCGCGTGGCCCAGGAGCCGGGAGAGCGTCACCACATCCATCCCCTGCTCCAAAGAACGGGCGGCAAAGCTGTGACGCAAAGAATGGAAATTGGCGTCCTGGATGCCCGCCTGCCGGACGCACCGCTTGAACAGGTCCTGATAAGTACGGGGCTCATAGGGGGTGCCGTTCTCCTGACAGAACACATAGCCCTCTGGGTTATAGTTGTAGTCCTGCGCCTTGATCGACATCTGGATCTCCCGGTACATCTCAAAATCGTGGAACAGCTCGTCCATGATGAAGACCCGCCGCCGGGAGTTGTCCGTCTTGGTGGTGGCCACAGTTTTCACCGTGGTGGAGGCGGCGATGGAATCGTCGTGATTGGGGAGCCGGTTCCGGATCTCACAGACCAGGAATGATTTATGCTCCATATCCACGTTCTCCCAGCGCAGGCCGCAGAGCTCGCCCAGCCGCAGGCCGGTGAACAGATCGAAGATGATCCCAAACGCGGCGGGTTCCGGAGCCAGCCGTGGGGGGCGCGGCCGCCCCCCCCTCCCCCGGGGGCCCCGGTGCTCCGTCCTTGCCGTCCACGCCGGGAGGCCCCTGTGGCCCCACCTGCTCATTGGCAACGCCCCGCTCCAGCTTGTTCATGCGCTCGGCGGTGATCACGTCGCCGTCTTTCCAATCCGTTGGTGTATAAGACATATCAAGCTCCCTTCTGCCCAATGAGGGCCTGCCCGATTTTGCCGCGCCCGACCACGCCGGAGGCGGCTGGGGCACGTTCCGGCGTGCTGGTCTGCACGGTGACCAGGACCCGGCCGTCCCCCTCGCCCTCCCCGGCCACCAGGGCGATATTCCGGTAATTCCCGCTGTCGTAGGAGTATTGGCTGGACAGCACGTCGTCCAGCTCGGTGGAGTAAAAAACCGGCTCCAGCACGCTCTGGTGGACGGACCGGTCCACGCCGGGCCGCGCCCAGAACTCCATCTGTGGGATTTCTGGGTTAAACCGCACGCCAAAGGCCACATGATAGGCCGCGCCCAGCTCCTCCAGGGCCTCCAGGAGGGTGCCGCCGGTCCTTTGGGTGCGGATGGACACACCCTCCGGGGGCGCGCCTGCCAGCACAAGGCCGGGAATAATCCGGCTTTCCGGCTCTGCGCCGCGGGTGGGCCGGATGCAGCAGTCCTCCACAAGCCGGTACATCAGCGCGGGCACCGGGCCGTTCAGGTCGTACAGGCCCCACAAACCAAACCAGTCCAATATACCGGTCAGGTCCCGGCCCTTGACGGTGATGTAAGGGCCGTCGCCCTGGGCGCTCTGGTCCACGTACTCAATGATCCCGGCGGTGTCGTCCGCGATCCAGACAATGTTGTTGGGGACCAGCAGGGAACGGGACTCGTCCGTGAGCAGGGCAGTGATGGAAAAGGACCCGGCCGAAAACGCCCGGCTCTCCCAGACGACGGCGTTGTGGGCCTCCAGGAGTCCCAGCAGCTCCAGAAACGGGCTGTACACCTCCATTTTCAGGTCCATCATTCCACCTCCAGATAGCGTTTGGTAAAGTAGACCGTCACGGTCATACTGCCCCGCTGGTCCAGGTCGTCGCAGTCCAGGGCCAGCAGGTTCCGGCCCGGCTCCAGCTGAAGCCAGGACGTGCGCACATCCCGGTACTTGATGAGATTTTCCCGGCCTCCGTCCCGGGTCCAGAGGGTCATGTGCTTGCTGCCGGGGTTGGTGGATATTTCGAGCCGTTCGCCCCGCTGGAACGTCCGCCGCACGCCGATCAGCTTCCCGGTGGTCAGATTTTTGATGCGCGGGTTGACGACCTCCCCGGAGAACTTGAGCATAGCGGTAATGCCGGCGGAAAAGCCGCCGCTGTTGTTGATCTCCACGCTGTAGGTTTTGTCCAAGGTGGCGAACACCAGGGGTGCCAGCTGCCCGAAGTTGGTGGGGAAGCGGAAGAGCTTCCCGGTGGAGTCGAAGGGGGCGGCGGTGTCGTGCAGGCCGGTAAAGAGGGGATAGGGGCAGGTGGCCTGGATGAGGAAGCGGCGGACCTTGTTGTTGTTCTGCAAATACGGCCTGCCGTAGGCGATGGAGCAGTCCGGACGGAACTGTATCTTGCGGTCCTTGTACTCCAGCTCGTAGTCCTCCACGGGGGAGAGAAACGCGTTGAGAAAGTCGCAGCGGCTTTGCAGGTCCCCGGCCCCGGTCTCCACCACCCAGCCGGTGATAGACAGCGGCCGGCTGTCCACGGTGGTGGAGACGATGTTTTCCCCGACCTGGTTGTAATATTTGTAGGTCTGGTGCTGGCCCTGGACCTGGCCCCAGTCCACAGCGCCCAGCCAGTAGCCGGTATAGTCGCGGGTTTTCATGGTCACACTGCCCCGGCCGGAGAGGGATGTTATTTTAATTTCGTCGATCAAGCTGTCCGCCTCCTCACACGTAGAGCAGCGCAATCTGCTGGGACGCTTTCCTGGCCTCACGGGCGGCCTCCACGGGGTTCAGGGCCTTGGGGCTGTTAAACGTAAAGTGGAAGGTGCTGCCGCCACCAGCGGCGCTCTGGGGGCCGTTTCTGGGGGCGCGGGGGTCCCACGGGTTATAGTCCAGGTCCACCGAGCCGGGGGAGAACCGCAAGCCGCCCTCAATACTGCGCTTGATGCTGCCGTACTGGCCGTCCCAGCCCTCCGCCAGGCCCAGGGCCATATTCTCACCGATGCCCGCAAACACGGTGGAGGGAGAGTGAATACCCAGCATAGCCTTTACGCCGTCGATAATGCCGCCGACCTTGCCGTTGAGCCAGCCAATAAAATCTCCCCAGGCACCGGATACGCCGTCCCAAAGACCCTTGACGATGTTGCCGCCAATCCCCAAAAAGCTGTCCAGGATGCCGTCAAACGCACCCACGATGCCATCGTAAATCCCGCTGAAGAAGTCGATTGCGCCATCCCAGACGGAGGTAACCGCATCCCAGGCTTTTTTCAGCGCGTCCCCGACGGCCTTTGCGGCGGTTTCGGCGGCGGAGCTGATACTATCCCAGATGTCCGAGAAAAAGCCCACAGCCGCGCCCCAAACGCCGGAGACCACATCCCAGGCGGCGGAAAACGCACTCCCCAGGAACTCCGTGACCACCTCAAAAACGGCCCGGATGCCATCGGCAATCGTGGTAAAGAAATCGACCGCCAAGTCCCAGGTTGCCGTGATAAGCTCCCAGGCGATGGTGAACAGCTCGCCCAAAAATTCGCCGATGCCGTCAAACGCACTCTTGATGCCGTCCACAACGCCGCTGAAGAACTCTACGGCGGCGCTCCAAACGGTCTGGACAGCCTGCCAGGCGGCGGAAAAAATCTCGCTGAAGAACGCGGCAACGCCGGAAAACACACTGGAAATTGCATCCCATACGCCCTGGAAAAACGCTGCCGCGCCGGTCCAGGCCGCTTGAATCGTGTCCCAGGCTGAGACGAAAAAACCAGTAATCGCGTCCCAGATAGCTCCGACCGCGTTTCGGAAATCCTCATTGGTGTTCCACAGAACGATGATTCCCGCCGTCAGTGCTGCAACTGCGGCAATCACAGCCGCGATTGGATTTGCGGCCAGGATGGCGAACAAACCGCTGATGGCGGTCCCGGCATTTCCGATTATTCCAATCAGACCGCCGATCGCGCTGCCAATCGCACTCACCGCAGATACAACTTTCCCGATTCCAATCAGGACCGGTCCGGCGGCAGCGGCCACCATGCCGATTACAACAATAAGCTCCTTTGCGCCGTCCGAAAGGTTGGAAAACCACTCCACAAAACCAGCAATCGCTTCCGCCGCCTGCTCGATGAGCGGCGCAAGTACATCCATCAAGGTCCCGCCCAGGTCAATCAAGGCGTTTTTCAGCTGATTGATGGCCTTTTCGATTAAGACCGATTTGGTCTGGAGCTTTTCAAATGCGATTTCAGTCGCGCCAGAGCTGTTGCGCATTTCCTCCAGCGCAGCGTTGAATTTTTCGGCATTATCCCATAAAACTGCCGCCGCTTTTCCCGCCTCAGCGGAGCTGAACATATTGGCGATGCTGGTGCCGCTCATTTCGGCGGACTCGCTCAGGATGCTTAAAACGTCTGTAAGCTCCCAGCCTCGCTCCATTGCTTCCGCCATGGTCAATCCGCCCTCTTGAATATGGGCGGTGCTTTCAGCAAAAGCCTTTGCCGCTGTCGTCCCCTGCTTTCCCAGCTCGTTGAGCATGGAGTTGAGGTACGTCGTCGTCTCGGCGGTAGCTACACCGTTTGCGGTCATCACAGCATAGGCGCTGCTCAAATCATCCAGCTCAACGCCCTGGGCCTTCGCGGTCGGTATCACCTTGCCCATTGCCGTTGCAAGCTCACCAACGGTTGTTTTGCCTAAGTTTTGCGTCTGAATCAGCATATCGCTGACCTGCGATACCTGATCCGCTTCCAACCCATAGGCGTTCAGGATCGTTGTCAGGATGTCTAACGCGTCTCCAGCCTCGGCAAAACCGGCCTTTGCCAATTTCGTGGAATTTTCAACAAAATTCACCGCGTCTCCGGTTTTCTGTCCGGCCGAAATCGCGTCGTACACGTTGTTGGCTATTTCGTTGGAGCTTATGCCCGTCTGGTTTGACAGACTAAGGATAGCGCTTTCCAGATCACCCAACGGAACCTGGGACAAATCCGCAATGGTACTTACCTTTGCGATTGCATCCTCAAAGTCAAGCGACATTTTCCCCGCGGCCGTTCCAGCGCCCACCAAGGGGAGCGTGACCCCTTTGGTCAGTACGCCGCCCGCGTCCGAGATGGTTTTTCCAATCTCCTGGAACTTCTTGGACGCGTCGTCCAGCCCGCGGTCATATTCGCTTGTATCAATGCTGATTTTTGCAAACAGGTCAAACAGGTCCAAGTGCGGCCACCTCCTTTGTGGTGGCCACGCTCGGCCCTTCCCGCAGAACGCTTACTGCGGGGCTATGCAGGCTTTACAATCAACCCGGCCTTTTGAATCACGTCCGCTGCGATTTCCTCGCCGGTGCGGGATTCCGCTGGCTTCTGGCTGATCCAGTCCAGGTAACGTTCCTGCGCTCTGGTCATCACCCGCAGGGAGTCGGTCACGTAGACCTGGAACGCTTTTTCTTTTTGCGTCTTCTCGTACTTTGCGCAGGCATAACGGACGAACCAGGCTGCGCCGCCGGGGCCCCGGTACTCTCCGACGCAGAGCCAGAGGAAACCGGGGTCTGACTCTGCAAGCCGAAAAGCGACAGCAGCTCCGGGTCGGAGATCATGTTGAACACATCACGCAGGGCCGTAGCGGCGGAGCAGTGGTAATCCGCCGGGTCCTTTCCGTCCAGGATGGCCAGCATGTCCATCACGGCCCTGGGGCTGTTGCGGAGCATGGCGGAGGCGAAGTCCAGCATACGGCCGCCCTGGTCCTTCAGCCGCTTCCGGATGGCGGCGGTTTCCTTGTTGGAGGCGATTTCGGAGATGGGGACCAGCAGCTGGGCCACGACCTCGATCCCCTTTTCGTCCTTGAATTCAGACAGTCTCATCTATAGGTTCCTCCTCTGTTCCGGCGTTGTCTTTGGGCGTGCCGTCCACGTAAAACTCCATGGGGACAACGCCCTGGGCCTTGATGCTGTAGTGCCCGGTAAATTCAAAGGAAAACTTGGCTTTGTTTTTGTCGGCGGTCTGGATAGACAGCCCGCCGGTGGACAGCACCCGCAGCATATTTACCGCGATAAATCCGCCCTCGCCGTAGTCGCAGATGTACCACAGGTCCTTAAAGTCGGAAATATTCAGCCGCATACCGGGGACAATTTTCTTTCCCGTCTGCGCGGCGGCCGCCAGCAGAAACTTCATGGAGTCCGCATTGATGGTCACAAAGATCCCGGAGATCTTACACTCCCAGCTCTCGATGTCCTTCAGTTCCGCGGTGTTTTTGGGGCAGTTATCAATGTCCTCTCCCTTGTCCACAAAGGAGGGCACAGCGCCCAGATTGACGCCGCCGGAGGTCGCGCCCAGCTGCTTGCCGATCACGCGGGTCTCCGGGTCAAACTCATCCACCAGCATACCGGCGTTTGTGCTCAGCGTCCCAAAGGTATCCGGCGGGATTTGGGTGTATTCGTATTTTGTTACCACATTTTCACATCCTTTTTTAGAGATTCAGTAAAGTGTCTGATATTCCACGGTCACGTTAATGTACCGCCGTTTGATAAACGGGTCTGTCTCGTCGGACAGATTCTGACACCAGGGGGAGCCGCGCTTGAGCCAGATGTAACCCTCGTCGCAGGACAGCCGAACTCCACCGTAGCCGATTGCGGCGGACAGCTCCTGCGCCTTGGCGTTTGGGACGGCCTCGCTCTCCGTGCGGTACCACAGATTGACGGTCAGGCTCACCGGCTCGCCGCCCCAGGCGTCAAAAATGGGGGTGTAGGTCAGGTAGGGCAGGACCACATCCGGCTCGCCGTTCTCGTTGAGCACGGCAGTATCCGGATAGGCCGGGATTCCAAACCCGGCAAAAAAGGCATAGAGGGCTTTGTCTTTGGTCATAGCGCCTCCTCACCGCGGCAAGTTCCAGCGCTCCACCGTGAAATATTTCAGGTCAAACGTGGAGGATTTGGGGGCCTTGCTGTCGTCCGGGTTGGACGTTACCCGGTAGGTCAGGCCGGTGTTCTGGTCCCGGAACGCGTCCCCATACTCCAGGGGGAAATCCCGCCGCACCAGGGCGGAGTACAGGCTTTTCACGCCGTCCTGCTGGGCGCGGCGGGCCTCCATGCTGGTGTCCAGGTATTGGTAGTTATCAAAGGATTCTCCATCCTCCCAGGCGGTCATATAGCCGCCCGCGCCGTCCGGTACACGCCGCTTTTCCAGCAGGACGCAGGGCACGGCAAAATCCGTTAAAAGGTTCATTCAAATCTCCCTCAGCTTTCTGTATGGGTTCAGCCGCGCCCGGAACGCCGTCTGCCAGCCTCCAGAGCCTGCGCTGTCACCCGCTCCGCTGGCCTTGGTGTAGGAATACCCCCCAAAGCTCTCGGAGGTGTAGGGGCTGTCCAGAGCTGTTCCGTAGCGTTCCCGCCACACGGTGATTTCTTCCGCCAGGTCAACCACCGCTCGCGGGACCGCCAGCGCCCAGACAGCGCCCTCAAAGGTCTCGTCCTGCAAAAGCTCCATATCCGGGCCGTACCGGTGCAGGCCGTCGTTAAACACGCTGCCCAGAATCCGGAAATACTGGCCGTCCCGGAGAAAGGGCAGTACGATGCCGCCGTCCTGGATGGTGTAGGTTCCGGGGAAGATATCCCGCTGGAACCAGTTGTGTATCTCGCTTAAAATCTGCTCCAGCATCATACTGCCCTCCCCGCTTACTTACTCGCAGTCTTGGCAGACGCAGGCGCAGGCGCAGACTGGGCAGACGCGCCGCCGACTGTCACGACGGCAATGCCGTCCAGGTACTCCGCCCACAGCTTCATGCCCATGATGGCGTAGCTTTCACCCACAGCGGTGCTGTAGTTGCCCTGCGCGTGGAATCCAATCAGGTTGGTTTCCCCCTGCGTGGTGTAGTTGAGGCCCAGCCGGGCAAACTCACTGTCACTAGGATCAATGTAATACAGGTCGATGTTCTCGACGGGCGTTGCAAGGACTTTGCCGCGGGGAACGAAATTGGCGGGCAGCAGGAACAGAGTGAAGTAGCCCAGAAAGTTCTCGATGTAGTTCAGGCCAAACTGCGTCTGGACCGTAATATCAGCCGAACCCAGGTAGTCGTAAGCGTCCAGGATATTGGCAAAGCCGACCACGGAGGTAACGTCCTTCTGCATGGCGGAAAACTTGTTCAGCACCTCGCCCTGCGCTTTGGCAAGGGCCATCTGCCAGTCGGATGCCGTACCGGTCAGCGTTCCCGTATTGAGGAAGGCGTAAAAATCACCGAGGACCACATTCTGAAGCTTGTTCAGAAAAGCGTCATCACTTTTTTCGATGGCGATTTCTGCGCCGTACTTATCCACATCCTCGACGGGCACGGCTTTTGCATACTTTTTGATCGTCAGATTATCCTTAGAGGCCTTGGTGATCGTAGCTTTGCTGTAGGGGATAACCTCGCCGGGGCCAACGTCACCGTCTTCCAGCTCGACGCTCGCGGTGTAGGAAATGAGTTGGGTTCCGGGGCCTTTGCGAATGGGCCGCATGATGCCGAGAATCCGGCGCAGGGCGTCCCAGTTATCGTTGAAGCGGGTCACAAAATCGACCTCGCGCGCGGTAACACCGTTGTATGCATTCGGCAGAGAATCACGCGGGTTGTTCAGAGTTTCCACATTGCTGGCTGCAAAAAATTGCAGTCCGATGTGTTTCAACTTGCTTTTAGGCATATTTCTGTCCTCCTTTTACATGATTTGATTTTCCATAAGTGCTCTTTGGCGCTCGGAGGCGGACATCAAATAGCGGCCTTTGTCGTCCTTTTTGTAAATGTCCGCTTTTGTCAAGCCGCCGCCATTGTTGGCGGGCGGGGTAGAGGTATTGGCTCCCTGGGTGTGGGTCTGGCCCACCAGACCGGAGAAATCCCCCGCCACCAGCGCGTCCAGGGCCTTCGTGTCCTTGATTTTGCCGTCCTCGCCCAGCTCCAGGGCCTCGATTTCCGGGCCGCTGCCCCGCATAGCCACCCCCAGCGCCTTACCGGTGATGCCCTTGCTCTCATAGTAGGCCCGCGCCGCAGCTTCCTTTGCGGCCTTGGTCTCCTTGGCGGTCACGCCCTTCTTGTAGTCCTCAAATTCCTTCTTGAGGGCGTCGTGCTTGTCCTTCCAGCCGTCTTTCTTCGCGGCCTCCAGGTCCGCCTGCGCCGTCTCCAGCTCCTTTTGGAGTCCGGGCAGGGCTTGTGCATCGGCCTGCGCCTTCTTCAGGCTTTCCTTCAGGCCGTCCGCAGTTTCAGCGTGGGCTTCAATGATCTGGTCTATTTTTTCATCCTCGATGCCCATTGCCTTCAGCATTTTTCTGGTCAGCGCCATAATCGTTCTCCTTTTCGTTTTTTGAGTCGCAATGCAGTGCGGCCGCTACTTCTTCACTTCCTCCCGCCGGACGCGTACGACTTTTACGCCGTCCTTCACGGGTATCAGCTCCACACGCTCTCCTTTGGACAGGACCGTTTCCGCGGCCTTGATTGTCGCTTCATCCACGCTTCATTTCCACCTCCATGATTTCCTTGTACTGCCCCACATGGTCTGCCACAGCCGGTTTCAGGTACGGCTGTGCCCGCTGGCCGTGGGTCAGGTGCCATCTGCCCTTTGCGTCCTGATAGACCCAGGGCGTTTTACGTCCGCCGGGGTAGTATTTTCCGGTGCCCAGCTCCACATAGGCTCCGTACTCGCTGTTGGTGCCGATGTACGCCGCCAGCTCAGTGGGTTGTACCTGGTGCGCGATGCTGTTGCGCAGATTTCCCGTAACTACACGGCACAGACGCTTTGCATAGTCCTCTGCCGTAAAGCCGCATATCTCCAGGGACCGCAGGGCGGCGGTCTGCATCTTTTCCTTTGCAATGCCGCTGTTGTCTGTGATTTCGATATTCATCTCTGTAGATACCCCTCCCCGCGCTTCGTATTTTCCCATTGAGAAAACGTCATATTCGGCAAAATCCCCCATCGGTCCCGCCGCAGAGCGTCGCTTGTATCCACGCCCTCCACCTCCGCGACCAGAGTACACCGGCAGTTATAGACCAGCGCGGCGGCAGCGGACGGGTCGCCGGGGTACATGATCTCCTGCCCCTCCACGACAAACGGCTTTTCGTTGGGCCGGACCTGCCCGTCCAGAATCCGGTGGGTATGCCGGGTACGATTGTCCAGCGTAGACAACCACCGCTTTTTCAGCCGGATACCCATTTCCTGCGCTTTTAGAAAACTGTCCAGCCGCCCGGCGTTCTGGGCGCCGGTCACAGCCGTTCTGGCGGCCCGGATCGCGCTGGTCCGGTTCATACCAGGGATGTTGACCTGGAGCCGGTCCGCCAGATGCTTGATGCTCTCCCCCTGAAGGATGCCGGTGGTCACCTGGGCGGTGATCTGCTGCTTTCCCCAGGCCAGGTCTATCCCGCGCTGTACCGCCCGTTTTTCCGGGTAGTAGGGCATAATATCCGGCTGGTCTACGATAAGACGTTTCACCGTCTGCTCGTCCCACAGGTCAAAACCCACATCCTGCCCTACCTGCTGTTCGATGGTGTAGGCGGCGTAATTGCGGTTCAGGGAGTAGATACCGGGGGTCTGGTCGTTTATGTAGGCAGCGGCCACCTCGTTTGCATGGGTCATACGCTCCGCGATACGGTCCCGCAGGGCCTGGAACCGCTTCCCGCGGCCGATCTGGGCCAGCCGCCACTGAATGTACTCCTGCTTTGTGATCTCGCCGTTCAGAAGCATTTCCGCCTGCACCGCGTCCCGTTCTTTCAGACGCTCAAAATAGTCCTTGATTTTTTCGGACAGCTCGTCAGCGGCCTTCTTGTATTCAGCGGCAATGCGCTTTTCCAGTTCGGCCAGCTTTTTATCGGTGCGGCGGTGGGCCTTGTCAGATTTTCGCTTTGCCATCAAATCTCACCCCTGAGAATCGCAAGCGCTTCCTCACGGGTCACGCCGATGGATGTCATCAGAATCTTAACTGCCTGCCCTTCCGTTATTCCCCCAGCCGAAAGCTGACGGATAACCGTAATAAGGCTGGAGGTCTGGGAGCCGTTCAGGGTCTTGCCTACGGCCTCTTCTGCGGCGTTAATGGCCTCATCGGTGGTCGGTGTGTCGCCTGTGCCCTCCGCGCCACCATCAAACTTGCCCAACTCATCCGCTGCTTTCTGTTTCAGGATTTCCTCTACCTCCTCCGGCGTCAACCAGGGCAGATGTTTCAAGACGGCCTCATCGTTCAGGTATTCAGCGGCGGTCATGACCATCTGCGTTTCCTCCGTCTGATTGGCGATCCGGTTCCACTTGAAAGATGGCTCATCGTCAATCCCAATCAGCTGAAACAGCTTTCCTATGGCCTCGCGGATACAGAACTCGAAATCTCCGGCCTTGTCGTCCATGGGCTGGTAGGCAAACCGGATTTCCGTTGCGGTCTTTGAGGCGGCGGACAGGTCCGTCACGTTCACAATCTGGGCGTCCTTGTACAGGTCTGTTTCCAGGCGGTTCAGCATAGCCTCCCGGGCCTCCACGGGGATGTTCAGCGTGTGGGCCTCGATGTCCGTACCGGAATCCACATCAACAGAGGCAGCACGGACCTTGCGCATACGGTCCAAGAAGTCGGAAATGTCCTCGTCGTCCATTCCGCCCGCATTCTTGAGCACCCAATAGAATCCAGTGGTGTCGTCAATCTCATTAGCAAAGCCGGACTTGATGAAGTCGTAGCAGTCGATGGATTCGCGCAGGCCAACAATCTCCGATTCCAGCAGGTCGTTTGCATAAAGGGGAATAATCGGAAATCCTGGGTAGTTCTCATAGACATAGGCCGTTTCGTCCAGCCCCTCCCGGCGGGCTTTGGGGTCAGCGCGGGAGATAACTTTATAACCGCGCTTTGGATGGAGAACCTTTGCATCCTCGCCTTTTTTCTCGATGTAGTCCGTATAGCCGTCCGTCTCATAGAGCGTATATCGGGCCGTGTCTCCCGCGTTCCAATGCCGTACACCCGCCATCATCATGCCAGTGGTATCGTCGTGGATGGGCGCATAGCCGGGGCGTATGCGTGTATCCGCAAATCCGAATACTTCCACATGGTCCAGGTTCCAGAAGAGAAAAGACACACCATCGATCATAGCCCACTTTGCCGCCAGCTGAAGCTGATTATCGAAGTTACGGCCCAGCTTTTCCTTTGTATCGGGCTTCTCGAACGTAACGCCGTTGGAGAGGATATATTGCACCTGTTGCGTGACGAACCGCCGAAAGAAGCTGGTTTTCAGCTTATAGTTGGCGCTGAACAGGTCTACCTTCGCCTGCCCGGTGAAGTCGTACAGCAGCTTTTGGAATTTGGAGATGGTAACATTGCGCTTGGCATAGTACGCCTCTGCATCGGCGGCGATCCGGTAGGCTTCGCTGGACCGGTGTTCCCTCACCGCCGAACGGATGAAGTCCATACGCTGGCGTTCGTCCTGCCCGCACGCCAACAGGTCTTGGTATGTGATGTTCAATTCGGTGGCTCACCTCCTGTCATGCGCTGAACATAGAAATTTGGCTTTCATCGAAAACCATCCTTTTTCTCGGCTCATCGTATTTTTTCACAATCGCCTGAATCGCCCTGATAAACGGCCTAATATCCATTCCTTCAAATTCGCAGACCGTCTTTTCAAATGCCAGTTCCTTTTCAAGGCGGCTCAAAAACTGTCGCCTTGCGTGGAGTTCAAGGGCAACCGGATCAATTTCCTCCCGCTCAACAACTTCAACGATATAAGACGAAACGGAAAGATTATAGTCGTTATCCGCTATTTCCGAAATGGGGACAATCCGCTCTAAATCGTTGTGAATGAATTTTACATCGGTTGTCGTTTTGTTCTTTCTCAGAATCAAAACCGCCGTTGCAATTTTTGTATCAACAAAGTGACCACCGTCCACCGCTATCACAGTGTCAATATAATTTCGCTCCACCATCCAGCGCCGTATTTTCCCCTCGGTGTTTCCACGATAGAGAACGCCAGGGAAATTCAGCACAACCGCAGTTCCGTCATCAGAAAGATAATGCAGGATGTGCGCCAGAAACGCATAATCCGCTTTGCTGGGCGGCGGCAAGCAGGGGAAACCGTCAAACCGTTCATCCGTCTTTTGCTCCCATTTTATGGAAAACGGCGGATTGGCGATGATGTACTTGAATTTCTTCCCCCAAAAAGCCGGCTCTTTCAACGTGTCGCCAACAACACCGTGGAAATTTTTCAAGCGTTCCTCTGCGTCTTTCACCTGTTCGGCGTTGATGTCCTGCCCGCATTTCTGCACATCATCTGCAAACACGCTCAGCAAGCCGCCATTGCCGCAGGTCGGGTCGTAGATTTCATGCACATCGTCAGGGAGGAAGCTTTTCAGGTATTCGGCCAGGTCTTTTGTTGTGTAGAAGATCCCTTTTTCCTTGAAGCCCTGGCGAATACTTTTGATGTTGTAATCAGCCATTCGTAAATTTCTCCCATGCTTCGCATTCCCGGATACTTCTGAAATTCTGCCGACTGCTTTGCCTGTCCTCCGGAGGATGACGCCAGTATTTTTTCTCACATTCCGTACAGCAAAATCGCCTGCGCATATCTGGCCGCCCGTTCTTTTTTATCGTTTTTGTTACAATGTGCCTGCCGCAATGTGCGCAATCAAATTCCACTGACGGCATCCCTATCCCGTATCCAACTGCTTTTGCTTTGATTGCGCCCTCCGTGCGCCCCAGTTTTTTTGCAAGCTCAGAAAGAGGGGTTCTGTTGTACTCGGACACCATGACCTTGATTTCTACTGCTGTCCATTTCCTGCTCATTCAGATTCTGCCTTTCCGCTTTGTCCTTGCGTCCTTTTTGACGGCCTCCTCAATTCAAGCGCGTCCATTGCTTCTTTGCGGGTCTTGTACCGTTCAAGCGTTCTGGGCTTATCCGCACCCCGGTAGTATACGGAAAGCAATGTAGCGTCGCTTACATCCAACAAGTGATAGTCCATTACATATTCAGAATTAACGATGAGGCCGCTGCGCCTGTTTATGATGTACATATCTCCCCATCCTGTTGTTAATCCCAAATAGACCTATATTCCTTCGTATTGGCCCGCCGGACAAGGCGCAGGGTTTTTACCATGTAGCGAGTGGCATCGAGACCGTGGTCTGACTCTTTCAGCGGTGCGTCCACTCCAGCCTCCACCGCCTTGCTGTCCCACAGGTACGCTCCAAACTCAGCTATGGTATTCTCACAGCAGGGCATGAACGCGAGGTTGTCCGCCCCCAGCATGGAGCAAACGTCGGAGATGCCTTCCAGCACGGTGTTGTTGGCGTCCTGGGTGTGGTAACCTCTGCGCCGAAGCTCCGCTTTCATGGAAGCAGCGGACGGATCGATGATCACCCGCTTAGGCCTAATCTCTCCCAGCATTGCCTCCAGCCTGTCCACAAGCTGAGAATCGGTCAGCTGGTGCCGCTCGTCCCGCCCGGAGTAGTAATCCTCTTTCAGACAAATCCAGCGCTTTGTGCCCCGTTCCTTCCGCCACAGAAGGAACACATTGGGGTTCTGGATGCCATAGTCGGAGGAGACGTAGTAGTCGCCCTCTGTCTCCACCGGTGCTTTCAGGATGTGCCGCTCCCTACTGAACATGGGATAAACAAGACCGTCCGCCACGCACCGCTCCCCGAGAATATCCCGCCTATACCACACGCTGGACGGATCATACTGCGCCTTAATCTCATCCCGGCGCTCATCAGAGATGGAAAGATTGTCATCAATGGTGAAGTGCTCGTACAGGTAGCCAGGGAGGTTCGTTTCCTGATAGTGGTCAATGTAGTCCTGATAAATACGATGGTTTGGATTGCAGGGATTCAAATCCCACAGAACCTTTCGGTCCAGCGCCGCCACCTGACGGCCAAAAGCGACCTTGATGAAGCTCTCCCGGCTGTCGTCACTGTCGTAGTGCTCGTTGATCTCTGTGGCAATCCACAGGCCGTAGGAGTTGCCCAGGATACGCTTGTAACTGTCGGCCTTGCCGCCCCCGGCAAACACAACCACCTTCTCACCGGTCTGGGTGTAGAGGAACAGCGCCTCATTGTCCCGGTACTTCCCCCACTTGCAGCGGCCTCGGAACAGGGCCTCCAGTCCGAAGCCGTTACACACGCCGATATTCAGCTTTGCGTTGCCGATGGTGGAGCCGCTGGCCAAGTGAATCTTGTCCCGGCAAAGCTCCAAATGTGCGGTGGCAATGATGCAGTGGTCGATGGTTTTGCCGGACCGGATTGCCCCCTCCGCCACGCAGATACGGCTTTTCAGGGCGTTGTGGATGTAGTATTTGTGCTTGTCAGAGAAGTCAGACCAGGGAATGGTTTGGGTTAGAATCATACAAATGCCCTCATTTGTCAAAGAGCCATCGTATTTTTGCAATCAATCCGCCATCTGACGGAGGATACTTCGCTTTAATCTCATCAACGATGATTGCGTTCACTTGCGCAGGTCGTAACGGGTCAACCACATACCAGTCCTCCCCTAAAAGGTAATCGCAAAGTTCATTAATAGCTTTCTGCGCTTCCATAGGCTTCAGATTGTAGTGAATCTTACCCATCTTCTCGCACCCTCAATTTCTCCGCCAGCGCGGTCAAATCCTCCACAGCGGTCTGTTGTTTGTCCCGGGGTTCCCAGGCTCCAAGGTGCTTGCCCAGCAGCTCCAGCGCCCTGATTTTATCCGCCATCTTGTATTTTTTGACAAATCCGATATAGTTCCCGTCATTATCTGTCACGTCCTGCACATCCAGCCCAACCAGGGCGGCGGCGGTGTCAGCATCCAGCGCCGATATGTCCAGCGGCTTTCCGTTTTTATCGAACATCTTTCGGATATCAAAAAAGGCCAGCTTCGACATCTCGCGTAGAACCATATCCTGAGTGATTTCTGTCCGCTCCTGTCTAGCCTGTTCGGCCTCCTGCACAGCAGTTTGGACCTTAACATTTGCTAACAGACGCGCCGCTTGTTCACAGGCTGTTTTTTCGCTATACCCGGCCCTCTTCGCGGCGGCGGTGGCATTGAGGTCTACCAGATATTCTGCAACAAACCGCTTTTGCTTTGGTGTTAATGCCATCACCACCACCCCTCCGTCAAAAATCTATCGTCAAATCAATCGGCTGCAACACCAATTCTGCATCTGTGGGAAATATCCCGAGTGCGCATATCCAGTTATTATCCCACTGTTGAGATACGACGGATAATATCCGGGATAACCCAATTGTGTCTGATAATATTGTAATGGTGTCTGCATTGCCGTTGATAACAAAGTCCCAGCAAACAAAGTCCCAGCAAACGTTGTCTGCGTGCTTTGACACGTATCGCCAACAAATGGCGATCTTGTCTGACACGGATGATAAAACACATCTTGTTTAACCGGCGCTGTCTTTCTCCGGCTGATCCATTCCGTCGTACCGTCTTCATTCATCCGCAGGCCATCCAATCCCCACCACAGAGTAATACTCTGGCTTATGGGTTGCCTTGTTTCTAGGATTTCAAGGTATGCTTTTTCAATGCGCTCCATATATTCAGAAACGTTGAACCGTGGAGTTATGGCGCGTTTATATTCAAGTTCACATCTCTGTTCTTCTTTCCATTCTACATAGTTTTTCTTGTCTCTTTTATACAATGTGACTAAATACAGCCAAGCAACTGCCGTAACAGCAAAAATGATAACGAAAATATCCCAGAGCATATTATTCCTCTAATGGTAGGCCGTCGGGGACTCGAACCCGGAACTAACCGCTTATGAGGCGGGTGATCTACCTTTGATCTAACGGCCTGTATGGAGCGGGGAGACGGTATCGAGCCGCCACGACTTCCCAGGGTTGACCGGTGCTCCTGGTTGGCCTTCTGCTTCTGCACCCCGCATATATGACATGATTGTGATTGCTTTTAACGCCCGTTGAAACCCGTTGCTCAAATCCCGCCGTATAGTAAGGCAGGTGGTTTTCCAATTCGGCCCGGCTTCCCGCATTTTCGCTTTCATTGCGTGGCTTGCGGCGGGTCAGGTTTTCTCCGCACATCAGTAAGGGCAATCTGATGATAAGCAGAGAGGAACAGCAGATCAGCAAAGCCAAAATCAACATCAACATTTTTCTGCTGCGCCTCCTTCTCGTCGCGGGCTTATGGCTCATGCACCAATGGCCCACATATGTTGGCACTATCGCAGGCCCCGCGCCGCTTAGATTATCACGCCATCCTCAGCAAGAGCTACGCGCCATTCGGCGTTTCACTATCCTCCGGCGGTTTTCAGCGGAGATCGCCCTTTGTGGGCTACAGTACTTCGACATGACAGTCATTCTGGGATGTCCTTACCCAAGATACACCGTTCATGTCTATTGCTGTTATCCAATGACAGCTTGGCCCGGCTTTACGGGCGGATTGGACTTCTCCGGCATCTAATCCCGCAGGCAGGCCGATTGCCATCTGCGGGGCCGCTGCCCGGGATCGAACCGGTGGGTCTGCTCCCAACTGAGCTACAGCGGCATATCTCTCCCGCCCCCCGGGGCAGCTTCTGCCGCCGCAGGGGGATAGGGGGAGGGGAGAAAAACGGCAGGGGGCAGAGTTTCCCCTGCCCCCTTATTATAGCATGGATTTTGGAGGTCCGTTCACCAATTGGAAACCGGCTAAAAAATTTTTTTGTGGCCACACAGGTAGTCGAGCGTCACCCCAAAAAAATCTGCAAGTTGCATCGCTGTGTTGATGTCTGGGATCCTTTCCCCGCGCTCATACCTTCCAATGGCGCTTTTGCTCAGCCCACAGCACTCCCCCAAAGTCTTCTGGTCTATACGCCGCCTTTCCCGGAGCCG